GCTCTACCGACTCCATAAGTATAAAAGAGATCGATAAGAGTTAAGGGTGTAATACCCCGGTGAACCTTCCACGTCTTAGGAACATTCTTCAAGACGAGGTTGCGATGTTGCAGATTTGGATGACCAGGTTTTATCCTGATCCTTTGGACTAGTTGGTCCAAAATAGGGTCCTTAGGCAAGATATTGCTAAAGAACCAATCCGCACATGCAGCAGAACCAGTGAATGCCCGGCTATCGGTCAATTTATGATCGATATATGCTAGGCTCAATGGGCAACCGATACTGCTCTTCTTACCAAATTTCGAGAGAAGTTCAATCTCCTCAATATTTGGATCCCCTAAGATACGTTTTGCAATCTTACGGGCACGTTGGAGCACATAGTGTGCTCGTAGCGTGACACCACCTTTGTGGTGTTCCGAGAGTCTGACTTGATTACTTAAGTACTTCTCATTTGTAATCACTTCAAGCTCCTCTGAGGTGTAAACGTCACTCTCAAAACGGTACTTCTTGAGCAGATTTTCAAGCTGTTTAATTCGCTTGAAACGGGGAGGTTGAACTATCCCCACCTCTCGAGTGCACTTGTCACGGTAGGCCTTCAGGTCGCCTATCGAAAGTGCCTCTTTAGCGGACTTGAAAACTCCACCAAGATCGAAATCCTCGTATAGGGATCTCCAGATGTTTACTGCGAGTATGTCGGTTGGTATACCGACTCCCTTTGGTCTCATGATTATCTCCTGAGATAAGGTTAGGGTAGAAGCTATTTACTCCTACCAAACAGCCATCGTACGAAACGTATGAGGGCTCCTACACACCACACGACCTTGCCAGTATCTGAAACAGAAAGTTCAAATTCTGGCTTGGACTCTGGCTTTCTGGCCAGAGATTCTGTTCCATCATCCATTAGGATGTGGAACCGTGGTCGAAGTAGGTGTCAGTCTCAGCATCCGTAAGAACCTGGGCGCCAAAATAACGTAAGTTATCAAGGTTTCCAGCTGTTGCTGCATATTCGGGGTGAAATTCAATCTCACCACGAAATACTTGGTAGCTAATGCTACCGTCAGCAAGCTCAAACGGAATCGTGAGGACCATCGAGCGGCGTGCTTTTGAAAAGCTGCCGTCGGATTGAAGTTTAGGATTCACATTCTTAAACGTGATATGCTTCTTCAATCTAAGATCAGTCTCAGTGGTATCACTTACGTGAATACCGGTTGCTACCGGTGTCCCGTCGTTTTCAAAGACGAGAGCCGTGCCACCAGTGAATGAATTACTGGTGACGCCGTCCAACAGACTTATGCCACTTAGTGCCATAGGTTTCTCCTTTAGAACTTTATGTTCTGTAGAAGGATTATCACCAGATCAACTGACTTTAGGTAGTCAAGGAAATCTGATGAGAAGAATTGTGGACCTGCCAAATCTTCATCAACTGTCCGTGTATACGTGTCTTTGCGTATATCACATTCAGCTGAACCCGTAAAAGGATACCATGTTGAATCATAAGCATACTTATACTTTAGATTCGAAACGGTAACCTTCATTGTCACCTTCTTACCAAGGGTATTCCCAAGGTATTCTACAGAAGGCGAACGGCGAAGACTAGCGATCCAAGGCCCAATGCCAAGGAACCAATCCACAACAAATGATAGCCGGGTTAATTCCCAAGCTATCTCAGGGAGATGTGTCGCATGCAGCCCATAACGTTCAAGGGCAGTCGGTAAATCCTTATACCGATATTGCACACTAGCATTTGCTCGGAATTGCACCTCACAATTAAAATCAGCCCGCACAGTTGTATATGTGTGCACGGCTGCATTAATTGATGAACGTGTCTTTCTGTCAATAACTCCAGAAGAGGAGCTACGGGCATTATAGATACGTTCTTCGAGAGGTTTAATTCCTTCCCTGATCAATGACATCACTTCTTCAATAGTATAAAGAAGAGGGCGGAGTCCATAACGGATCTCCATCCAAGTCGAAGTAGCTGCTTGAAAAGCACGCTTCCCAGACCTTCCTTTGTACCTTCCTGTCGCCAGGAAGTTGAAGAGGTGCCACTTCTCTCGCTTCCAGTTGACATGGTTAAGGAAATTCCTTAACTGTTTCAACGGGTTGCGTAGCATGGCCAGAGTCTCGGATAATTCACCGAGCTCTGTACCTAAGCCGAGAAGTGCGGCGTTAACATTACCATACGCTCGCTGTAATGCGAGTTTAGCATGATAAGGATCATCCCAAGTACCATAGGTATCTATGAAGTAGATACTATAGTACCCGAATGGGTTTCCTTGAACTGTGACATAATCTGTCGCAGTGCCAAGTGCTGAGTTATCGTACATTAAAGACAATATATCTTTAACGCTTCGATAGCTCCCAACAGAGTAAGGATTGACGCGGTAAGCGCCTGGTTCGAAGAAACCATCATTGATGGAATCTTTCCACTTAAGGGTGTTTCGACCCCATGACTTCACGTTGGGATTTGGATCCCACGTATTTCCGTTATTATATTCACGGAATAAGTCTTCAGTGGTCGAGCCAGATATGATTACTACGTCACTCATGTTGGCCTCCGCCATGAAATTGGTGGATTCCAGAGTCCTGCACCATGCA